CTTGAAAAGCCTGCTGTTTTAATTATAGAATCACCAGTTGAAAATATAAGACAAATACAGTCTGTATTAGAACACGTTATAAAGAAAAATATCCCTTTACTTATAATAGCAGATGTAGAAGCACCAGTAATGGCTACACTTGCTATGAATAAAACAAAAGGTAATATAAAAATAAATATTGTAAATGCACCAACATATGGTGTTAATAAACGTGAAACATTAGATGATTTAGCTTTACTTACAGGAGCTACTGTCATTAATGAAGATTTAGGTGATGATATGGATTTAATACAACCAGAATTTTTAGGTAGTTGTTTAAAATCTATAACAGATGAAAAAGAAACCATAATACAAGTTGGTGATCCAAGCGATGAGATATTATCACTAATAGATAAAGTAAAAGAAGATTTAGCTAGTTTACCTTCACCTGCGCATGTTATAAGACTTGAAAAAAGATTAGCAAGATTATCAGCTAAAATAGCAATAGTAAAAGTAGGTGCAAATTCAGATATAGAATTAAAAGAAAAATCTGATAGAATAGAAGATGCTATATGTGCAACAAAAGCTGCTATCAAAGAAGGTATTGTACCTGGTGGTGGAATAGCACTTTTAAATGCATCACAGCATATTAAAACTAAAAATGAAGCTGAATTAGTATTATTAAATGCTATAACCTATCCATTTAAAGTTATTTTAGATAATGCAGGTATAGATTATACAGAAAGCTTAGTTAAAAATAAAGGTGAAGGATTAAATGTTATTACAGGTAAAACTGTAAATATGATTAAAGCAGGTATTATTGATCCTTTACTTGTTACAAAAAGCGCACTTATAAATGCTGCATCTGTAGCTACAACAATATTATCAACTGATTGTGTAATTAATAATTTAAGAATTAATGAAGGCAGTAGGTAATAATATAGTAATTGAACCAGAAAAAATTGTTAATGAAAAAACTAAAGGTGGTTTATTACTAGTAGAAAAAAACAGAGAAGATATTAGATATAAAAAAGCTACTATAATTTCAGTAAGTGATGAAATTAAGAATTTAAAAGTAGGTGATAAAATATATTATGACAAAGCAGCTGGTCATGGTATAGAATTTTTAAAACAAAAATATATTGTTATTAAATTACAAGATGTTGTTGTTGTATTATGAAGCGCTTAAAATCTGCAGACATAAGGGAGTTAAACTTATTAAAACACTATAGGTTAATTAGAAAATGGGCTTGTAGAAATAATAATCTCAATGATGCAGACTTAGAATTATTAATATACTTTGATTGTATGGACTTGTTCACTAAACAAGACTTTAAAATCGGTACGTATGCTTATAGTTGGGATAACAGGCGCTGGAACAAAATGATAAAAAACAACTGGATTGTAACGTGGAGGCAACGAAACAGAACAACTCAAAAGTATAATATCTATAAAGTTTCTTTCAAGTGTAAACAACTGATAGCACGTATGTACCGTATTATGTTAGGTGAAGAAGATTTACCGACAAGTAAACGTAGAAATTCAATAATGAAGGCTAAAACATACACAGATAAAGTATTAATAACAGCAATACATAATCTAAATAAAGATAAAACAAGATAATTATGGCATATAAAAAAGACGCATTACTAGATTTAGGAACGGTTGATCCAACTAAATTTATAAATTCAATAGGAATGGTTAATCCTAATAGAGTCGCAGAAATTCCTGCCGCAAGTAATACTGGAAATCCAACAACAAGACCTGTTTTTGATGATATAACTCAAGGGGCTGCTAATTATATTTATGGATCACAAATGGATAAACAAAAAAGCATGTCAAATCTTAGTTCAGCTCCAATTAATCCTGCTCCTCTTGTTAAAACTGGTGATGTAGATTTAAACTCATGGGCTCACAAAATAGAAAGAAGAAATGAGTTAAGAAAAAAACATGAAAAACTGAAAGAAGAATTATAATGAAAAGTAACTCACCATTTTTAAAAACAATATCAGAAATAAGGGAAGAACCAGGTATGTCTAATGCTGGTAAATATCCTAATGTAAAAAAATCAGATTTTTGTGGACCTAAAGGTACATATCCTGTTAATACATTAAAAAGAGCTAAATCTGCATTGAAATTAGCTCATAATGCACAAAATCCAGACAAAATTAAATCTTGTGTATATAGAAAATATCCTCAATTAAAAAACGAAAAATGAAACACGATCCAGGTTACAACAAAGCAAGTAAAAACAAAAAAGTAGGTATAGTAGGAGAATCTCATATATGGGATGGCCCATTAAACCAAACAGGTAGAATGCACGGTATAGGTTCTAGTTCTGGTATTACAGGAATGGAAGTATCTAAAGCACCATGTGGTAAAAACGCTTATCAAGTTAAACTACCTATTACAGCTCTAGTTCAAGGGAGCTGATTAATACAATGAGTATTTCAGATATAAAATTATTAATAATAAACGGAATAGCTTTAGCAGTATCTATGACACATATAGAAATATCGTTAAAAATAATATTATTATTAGTAACAATAGGATACACAGTATCTAAATGGATAAAATTAAAAAACGATAAAAAATAAATTATGGAAAAAGGACATTTTGGCCATTACACAGGTAATGCTAGACACTCTCGTACCCCGATAACAAAATCAAATGTTCACTCTGCAGAAAGAGATGATGCTGCGCATATACATTATCTTAAAGAAGATATTGATTATGATAACAAGCATGGTCACAGTGATATTGATATGACAGCTGATGAAAAACATATTTCTAAATTAGCTGGAGATATGAAATATGATTCTAAAAAATACAAATAATTATGAAAAGACCATTTTACAAAATTGGATCTATAGTAAAAGAAGGATATTTAGATCCTAATAGAGGAAAAAAATTAAAAGATGGTACTTTTGGTTTTTATACTGATCCTACAACAAAGAAAAAATCAACTATAGAATATGAAAAAGGTAGCTTAGGTAGAACATATCAAGATGCTTTTGCTAAAAGAGACATGAAGACTTATGGTGGCATGGATCTTAAGCAGTATACTGATTTTTCTAAGAAACAAAAAGCTCATTATAGAACCACTGGTGTATGGCTTTCTCCAGATAAAATGAAGGAGTATGAAGCAAAAGATACAAGTGCTACAAATAATCCAGGTCCATTTGTACCTACCAATAATACACCTCCACCTCCTTCAGACAATACACCTCCCAACACCCCTAAAGACGACCCAACTAAATTAAAACACATATCATATAAAGATTTTTTAAAAAATAAAAATAATGATCCAGGAAATAAAAATAATGATAATGAACCAATTAAATTTGATAAAATAGATCTTAGTGGAGGTAGAGAAGCTGGTCTGGTGCGTAAATTTGAATCCCAAAAAGGATTTTCAGGAGATGTATTAGATAAAGAAATTGCTAAAACTACTGATGCACAATCAATACGTCGTTACGCTAGAGGTATGAAAGATAAAGCATTATCAGCTGGTGCAACACGTAGAGAAGCTAAACATCATAAAATGTTAGGAAAAGCTTTAGCCCATGCACAAGATGCTGGTATGACCTTAAAAGAAACAGATGCTAAAGGTAATGTTGTTAACGAATCCGTTGGTGAAAAATCTACATCAATAGTTGGAGATGGTAAAGCTAGAAAAAAAGCTGCTAAGTTCATGAGACGAGCTAATAGACTAGCACATAGAATGCAAAAACATGAAGGTCATAATATGAGAAAAGGTGATGTTGGAAGTCAATATTATGGTGAGCAACAAAAATATAATCAAGTTACTGCTGGTGATCAAAGAAGAGGTTCAAGACCAGAATTAACTGGAGGAGTAAACATGATAAAAAATAATCTTTCAACTAACAATGGTAATGCAATAGGTAATAATGCTACTAGAGTTGCTGACGTTAAACATGGTAGCGACGTTAAATTTATGGATACAAACGTTGTTAAAACTGCTAACATTACTGGTAGAAATAAAAAACAGGGAGCTGTATAAACTTAACCAAAACATAAACATTAACACAAACATTAACATAAACAAAAAATGGCAAAATTTATAGAATTTAACGTTATGGGTAATGCATCTAGTTATTTGAACACAAAACATTTAATTAATGTAGACCTTATAACTGAAATTAAGCAAACTGCTGCTCAAACATTAGAAGTAGTTTTAAATGCACTACCTAGTGGAAAAGATACTATTACTTTAACAGCTAGTACTTCTACTAGTTCACAAGTAAACCCAACTAATTCAACTGGTGCTCCATTAGGAGATGCTGTAAAATCAGCAATGACTGCTAATCCAGGCGGTGTAAAAGCTAGTGCACAATTAGGTAAAGATCAAGCTACAACACCAATTCAAATGTATTGGAGTGATATTCAGTGGGCATAATAATTAGTTGATGAAATCACGAGGATTAGGCGATTCAATAGAAAAGTTTACTACAAAAACAGGTATTAAGACCATCGTTGATTCTGTCTCCGAAGGTCTTAATATTCCTTGTGGTTGTCAACAAAGAAAAGAAGCATTAAATAAAATGTTTCCATATAAAAATGGCGTTTAAAATAAAAAGACCTTATCCTAAATTTCCTACTCCTGTTCATGAAGTAGAAATGGAAGATGGTATTTTAGGTAAAGCCGATAGAAATGGAAATATATTAATTAATAAAAAAATAAAAAATCCCAAACAAAGAGCTAGTGTAATAAAACATGAAGATGTACATATTCAGCAAATGAAAGATGGTATATTAGATTATGATGATAAATATGTTTATTATAAAGGTAAAAAATATCTTAGATCTTCAATGAAAGAAGGTAGTCCAGCTTTAAAATGGGAACAAGATGCAAATAAAAAGTAAAATGGGAAAAGGAAATAAATCAGTAAGTCAAGTACACCCTATTCTTAAACATATGAATAATTTAGGAGGTAATCCTGAAATTAAATATGATCCAATTTCACACGATGAAAAAGAAATGGGTAGAGGTGGACATTTAGGAAAAAAATAATGTGGAAATTAATTTTAGGTCTTTTAAAAGGCGGTGATGGAAGAAAATCAGTTGCTGGAGGTTTAGCTTGGGAAATAAGAGAAGCTATAAAAGGCAAAGAATTAGATCCTGAAAAATTAATAGAATTACAAACAAAAATCAACATGGTTGAAGCTTCTCACAGAACATTATTTGTGGCAGGGTGGAGACCTTTTGTTGGTTGGATATGTGGTTTTGCTTTAGCATATAACTTTGTTATTAGAGATTTATTTATATGGATTACTAAAGCTACAGATGTACCTCCACCTTTACAAATGGAACATCTAATGACAGTTTTGTTAGGTATGTTAGGATTAGGTGGACTTAGGACTTACGAAAAAATAAAAGACAAAGTAAAATAAAAATGGGATATTATCAAAAAAATTTAAGCGATTTTGCAACTAGTGGAATAGAAATGCAAGAATCAAAAACATTAAAAGCTGCTGGATTAAGCAATTTGTCTACAAACACTATAGCTAATTTACCAGCTAGTAGCAGTGCAATTGTTTATGCAACTGGAGGTACATATCCTGGTGCTGCTAGTCTTGAAACAGTAGCTACTCCAAGAGGTGTTACTTTAGGCGCTACATTTTTAGTTGCTTCAGATGGAGCAGGAGCTGTAGCTAGTGTTACAGTTGTTAATCAAGGACCTAATGTAGGTGTAGCTACACAAACAATAGAGTTTAGTTTAGCTTCATTAGAGTTAGCTTTTGGTGTAACTGGAGTAACAGGTGCATTAACAGCAACATTAGCTGGTGGGGATTTAGAAAGACCAAGTGGTATTTTTACAACTAAAATGCCATCATTATATGTAGGTGGTACAGGTGATGTAAAATTAACATTAGCATCTGATAGTCAACCTATAGTAATAAAAAGCATTGCAGCTTCTACTTTTTTATCAGTAAGCGCAAAACGAATTTATAATTTAACCAGCGATACAGAAACTACAGCTACGGAAATTATAGCATTACTTTAACAATAACAATTAATTTAAATTTAATAAAATGGCAAAAAAACTTACAGAAAAACAATTATCAAAAATTAATGATCAACAAAAAGAAATAGGTCAACTATTAAGAGATATAGGTTTTTTAGAAACTCAAAAACACGGACTACTACATAAATATGCAGGTGTTGTTCAAGAAGTAGAAGATTTTAAAGTTGAACTTGAAAAACAATATGGAGCTATAAATATAAATGTAGAAGATGGAACTTATACTCCTTTAGAGGATAAAAAAGAAGAAAGTGAGTAGTAAAGTTATAAGAAAAATTAGTATTGGATCTGATTATAAAAATGATGCTATGCATTATGCTGTTGGACAGCAGGTGTATGGTGGTCATACAATTTCTCACATATTATGTGATGAGTCTACTGATGACTATAGTATTTTTATAAAAAAAGACGATGAGGTATTACCGTGGAAAAAATTTAATTCTCAAATGGCAATATCAGTTGAATATGATTTAGAATATTAATGAACAGTATATATCAATTTATTATTAAACCTATAGGTGAAAGGTATAAAAATAAAGTTAATATAGATGGATGTGAATTAATTGTAAATTCAACGATTTCTAGTCATAAATTTATAAATAGAGAAGCTGAGATTATTAGTACTCCATTACACTACACAAGCCCTATAAAAAAAGGAGATCGTGTTATAGTACATCATAATTTGTTTAGACGATATTATAATATGGCTGGTAAATCAGTTAATAGTACTAAATATTTTAAAGATGATTTATATTTTGCTGTTCCTTCACAAATTTACATGTATTTTAATAATGGTTGGAAAACACACGGTGAATATTGCTTTATAAAACCTATTTTAGAAAACAGTGATTTTAAGCAACAAAAACTTAAAAAGAATACTGGAATATTAAAATATGGTAATAACACCTTAGAGTCGCTTAAAATAACACCTGGTGACGTTTTAGGGTTTAAAAGCAAAAGAGAGTTTGAGTTTATTATTAATAATGAACTTTTATATTGTATGGAATCAAATGATATTTTAGTTAAATATGGAAACAAAGAAAACGAAACTGCGTATAATCCAAGCTGGGCAAAAAGCAGTTGAAGAATTAATAAAAGTAGCTAAAGAAAAAATAGTAGATTCAGAAGATGATGTGTCAGCTGATAGATTAAAAAATGCTGCAGCTACTAAAAAATTAGCTATATTTGATGCTTTTGAAATATTAACTAGAATAGAACAAGAAGAAAACATGATTAACTCTACAAATAAAAATAGTAAAGCTTCTACTTTTGGAGGTTTTGCAGAAGGAAGATCAAGATAATGTATCAACAATCATTATATAAAGTTTTAAATAATCATATTAAACCTAAAGTAATAGATAGGAATAATAAATATAACAAATGGAAACCAGGTTATAATAAAGAATATGATATTATTGTTATAAGTAAAACTGGTAAAATTGGTGATATATATGAAATACAAGGTTTAAAAATAGCTTTACCTTTACTAGAAAAAACGTATAAAAGATCTAATAAAAAAAATGAACAATATTGGGATGTTTTTGAGTATCCAAAAGATTTAAATAGATTAAAAACTGTTTTTGATTGGAATCAAACTTCATTAGAGTTTAAAAACAAATGGTATGATTATATTGAAGAAGAGTTTAAAAGAAGGGAACAAGGCTTTAGTTTTTATAACAAAGGTGTTCCTACTTATATTACTGGCTCTCATTATATGTACTTGCAGTGGACAAAAATTGACGTTGGCTCTGCGCAGTTTAGAGAATCAAACCGCTTATTCTATATATTCTGGGAAGCATGTAAGTTGGACTATAGATCCTATGGAATGTGCTATCTTAAGAACAGAAGGTCTGGATTTAGTTTCATGGCCAGCTCCGAACTCGTTCATCAAGCTACAATTTCCGCTGACTCGAGGTATGGCATTTTATCCAAAACTGGTAGCGATGCAAAGAAGATGTTCACAGATAAGGTGGTCCCCATATCGGTCAATTACCCATTTTTCTTTAAACCAATTCAGGACGGAATGGACAGGCCAAAGACTGAACTTGCATATAGGGTCCCAGCGGAGAAGCTCACCCGCCGTAAGATCGAGCAGAACGAACGTGCCGAGGAGCTCGTCGGGCTCGACACTACCATTGACTGGAAGAATACCGGTGACAACTCCTACGACGGGGAGAAACTCAAATTACTCGCCCATGATGAATCAGGTAAATGGGAGAGACCGGACAACATCCTCAACAACTGGAGGGTCACGAAGACAACGTTAAGACTTGGTAGTAGAATTGTAGGTAAATGTATGATGGGATCTACCTCTAATGCTTTAGATAAAGGTGGTGCTAATTTTAAAAAATTATATAATGCATCAGATGTTACAAAAAGAAACCGCAACGGACAGACTAGTTCAGGATTATATAGTCTGTTCATACCTATGGAATGGAATTACGAAGGATACATCGATACTTATGGGTTTCCTGTATTCGATACACCAAAAAAACCGATTAAAGGAATTGATGGAACAGAGATCGAAATCGGAGTTATATCCCATTGGGAAAATGAAGTAGAAGGTTTAAAACAAGATCAAGACGG